GGGCACGTAACCGGAGTCCAACACTTAGTGTTGCTCGGATATGCGATTAAGAAGACTCGCAGCAGAGCAGGGCACCCTACCATTGGTATGGACCCTGACGGCTCTTACCTGGAGCTTCTCAGTGATGCCCTTCACCCCTCTTCAAATAAAGGGGGTGTGGATGGGCTAGAGAAACTCTTCAGGCAGCCGTGGGATGAGCTGGAAAAACAGCTCCCCGGATGCGGCGAGTTTCTGCAGGACTACCTGAAGATAGCGGTCGAGTACGTCATGGAAAACATCACGTATGTCCCTATCTTGCCGATAGTTGCAGAAGAGAAGGGTTTGAAGACAAGGTTTCCTACCTGTTCATTAACAGCAGTGAACCTTGTTCAACAAATACTTCGTCGAGTCGCGGACCATGTTATGATTCGCGACCCGAGATTTTCGGAGGCGTTAGGAGGTGACCTCCGGGTGGATATGAGGGGCGAGCAAGGTCCTTGGGATTCCCAGGACGCTACAGCTGCCACCGACTACCATCCGGAGTGGCTGACGAGGGGATTCTACGAGGAGTTAGCGGACCGCTACTCGTCGCTGGCGCCGTACAGACGTTGGTTTTCCAAGCTGTTTGGCCCCAAGAAGATCCTCACCTGCGACCCGACTCTTTGCGAGCCGGTGTCACTCCTAACACACTATCCGAAGGCCCCATTGCTGGACGATGAACACGCCGAGATGTTTCACGGCGTTAAAATCAAGAAAATGGGGCCTGGCCTTACAGGTCTGGGTCACGCCGAGGACATACTCCTTTATTGGAATGACTGGCTCGACGACCTGAACGGCCTACCGGGTACGATTACTACCACGGGGCAGATGATGGGAGATCCCACATCTTTCCCCCCCCTCATGTTGGTTACTCTGTGTTCCGCAGAGCAGACACTCGAGGTTTACCCCTACACTCCAAAGGAGCGTAGGAGATGGTATCGTGGTTTGAACCGTACCGATGCCAAGCTGAAGGGAATAGGCGATGACGCCGTACTCCCACGCTGGACCAGGGCTCGGCGAACTTTGTATTATACAAAGTTGGAAGAGCTTTCCGTGAAAGTCTCATGGAAAAAGTGCTTCTACCATTTGTCAAGGGGTATCATTGCTGAGATCCCCCTTCAAAACGGGTACGAAGTTCCTTTCTGGCCTACGTCAGTCTTGGTGGCGCCTCCTGGAGGGAGCAAGGGTCACGTTACGTGGGTTTCCCAACCCACCGCCTTTGGCGGTGACCCCTCGCGTCCTACCAGGAGGATACCCAAGTTCTTTTGGAAGTTATCCCCGTATTATTATACGTGGATGCTTGCACAACGACTTGGGTTGCCTTTGGGCGCACCTGAAGCCTATGGTGGGATTGGTCTTACCATCGCACCAAAGAGAGCTTCGTTGCGTCACGTACAGTGGCTGTCCTACCTTTCACAACGTCCTAAAGAGGAGTTGATCATCGGGCTAGGACTTGCCCCCTTAGGCGCGTCTGGCCAGTCCTTACTGGACAAGTCAGCCGCCGACTGGGTCAAGAAGGTCCTTTCCGCAGACTCGCAATGGCGGGCTGAAGGATTGGAACTCCTGTCTAACTGTGCGTTAACCGACTCCGCAGAGCGTCGTATATCCCTCAAAGAGGGGTATAGACAATCTGTGAGCCGTGTGCGTTCCGTGGAGTTCTATTTTAGAGCTCCCCCCGGATCGTTGGACCCGTCTGCCCCCTCTGTGAGGATGGCAAGCCAACGATTCGGACGGAAAGTAGGTTCGACGTTCGTGCTTGGATCAAACATGAAGTACGAATCTACTATCCGGGACGTTGAAAGGAAAATACAAATTTTCTTTTCCACTTCGGGAGGGTTCCTTCCCGACCCATGGGCTAAGCCCTCGAGCGTCTATGGACTAGAACGTTCGACTGAAGTCAAGGTGCGTTGGAAAGCACCTTGGATCCAGGGGTTGGGTTAAGGAACC